CGGTTGATGTTGCGATGTCAAATCATCTGCGATGGGGCGGGGGTAGGTTGTTTGCCCCCGCCGCCAGATCAGGTGATCCGCGCTTCAGTTTCGAGGATCGCGTCCATCCGACGGATCGGGTGGCCGAGGAACATGGTGACCGGCTTGCCATCGTACTGCTCAAGCGTGAGCTGGACGTTCGCCTTGTTCATCGCCTGCTTGTGCAGGGTCTTGGCAATGGTGCGGCTGGTGTAGATGACGCACGAACCGTCGGCCATGTTGGCGTTGTCCAGCTGGTAGTACGCGTCGATCATCAGGTCCACGAGGTCCGCGCCGGTGGCTGCGTCAGGGGTCAGGTTCGACATGTCGATGTTCCGCACAGCTGCGACGGCACGCCAGTCGCGAACGCTCATGCCGATGTCGACGCAGAACTTCTCACGGAAGACCTCATAGAGCGAGCCGTCGGCCAGCTCCTTCGTGGACACACCCAAATCCTTGCGGGTGATGCCCAGAGGGGACCCCTCAGGATACAGCATGTGGCACGTCTGCTCGCCCCACGTTACGAAAAATATCGAGGTGTTGTCTGACCCCGTACCCCCCGCGTCGATGATCTGGTTGCCGTTGTCAGCACTCAGAGAGTTGAAGCGCGGCGACAGGCCGGTGAACCGCTCGGGATCGGTCGCGGTGTCGCCGTAGACCATCGTCTCGCCGAGCTGGTGGGCGATGCCCATGATGTGCGCCTTGGCCTCGTTCGCGCGGAACTTGGCGGGGTTGCTCGCCTTCTCGACCAGCTTGGCGTCGACCTCGGACCAGTCTTCCAGATAACCGGTGGCGTCGCGGACCTGCGTGGTCGTGCCTTTGGTCGGCTGGACGCCCTGATACAGCTTGCGCCACGTGCCCTGCGGCAGACCTGTACGCATGGTGTTGAGGTGCGTGTTGCCCTCGTTGCACTCGATGGTCGGTGCATCGGCCATCATGTCGTTCTTCTTCGCCATGATCTCGATGATGTCGGCGATCTGGTCGTTCTTGTCCTGCTGCTTGCGGAGATCGGCGAGCGACAGGTAGCTGTTTCCAATAGTTGCCATGGAAGTTTACCTCAGCGTTGTTTGGTTGTTGGTGTGGTCGCGCCGTACCATGACTGCTCCATGGGGATGGCAGCGCCGTCGATTTCTTCGCCGGTGTGAAGCGTGTCGTCTGCGACAGCCGCTCCGATACGGGCCAGCAGGCGGATCATCTCGGGGTGGTTGCCCATCCCGTTGCCGATCATGACGTCGGAGACAAGCTCGGGGGTACCGAACTTCTTGATCACGGAGTTGGCCGACGCGACGCTCGCGTCCCAGTTGCCTTTCCCGATCTCGGCGTCATCCTTGCCTGCCGTTACCCAGCCTGTCAGAACCTTGGTGACCGCCGAAGCCTGAGCTTCGGTTTTTGCTGCGATGGTCTCCGCGTACGCTGTGACCATCTTGTCAGCCTGCGCCTGCGTCAGCCCCAAGTCCTTGAACAGGGGTGACATCGCAGTGGTCAGTTCCTCGTCGGCCTCCATCCCCTCGGGCAGCGTAAACGCGTACTCTTCGGGGACAGTATCGTCTAGTACTTCTTCGGCTTTGTCGGTTTTGTCTGCTTCTTCTTTTGCTTCACCATCGACCTCCTCTTTGCTGGAGTTGTCCTCGCCATCAGCGGTCCCTCCGTCAAGAGCAACACCCTTCGGGGCCGTGTCGGCGGAAGGGGCGTCACCTTGGTCGTCGGCGTTTGCGATGCCAGTCACCTGATCATCTGTCCCGGTGTCGCCACCGGTATCCGTTGTGCTCTCAGTAGTCATCGGTTCTCTCCAATTTCTGTGTCTTGCTCCGGCGTGCGACTAAGTCGTCTGCGCCCTCTTTCATCAGCCGCACGTACTCGTACGGATCGACTTCGCCAATCGCGCGGATCAAGCCAAGGCCAACGGCCCTGCGCTCCTCGTGCACGCCTACGTCGTAGATGCCGCAGTCGTGCAGTAGCCACCGGATCACGACACGCGTCGGCGGGTGCTGCAGTGCCTCGCGCAGCTGGTTCAGCTGCTCGTTCTGCATCTGCCGTTCGCGGCGTGAAGAGGCGGTCTGGTCGTTCATGGTGATCACTGTACCTCAGGTGCCTTGGTCAACGTCAGGGTCTTTTTCGTGTGCCCATCTGATGTTCATGACGTCTTCGCAGTTGTGGCACTCAATGCTCAAAGGTGCGTCGTCTGCGTCGACTGTGAGACGAAACGCGCGGCTGCCACAGCCGGTGCAGTAGAGCGTGCCACTCCGCTGCGGTTCCGCCTTGCCGCTGTTGACAAGCGTGAACGGGCGCACGTTATCCGTCATGCCAGACCCGCCTTCGCAAGTACGTCGCCCGGCGCGCTGCCACGCGGGCTGTCAGCCTCGCTCAGAACCTTAGCGGCCTGTGCGCCTTGGTTGGCTGCGCCTGCCATCTGGGTCGCCATCTCCATCTGAGCTGCCTGCGCTTCGGCCTGCTGCCGCGCGGCTCGAATGCCGTCGACCTCTTCCTGTGCACGTACGACGCTCGGCGGCACGCCCAGCATGTCAGCGTACTCATCGACCGCTTTGTCCTCATCGAACTTGTCCAGCACCTGCGGCTTGACTGCTGCCATGTTGCCAACGAAGCCCGCGAAGCGTTCCATGGCACCGGTGGCCACGGCCTTCTGCGCCTGCGCCAGCATCGAGATGAAGTCGATCTCGATCTCTTCATCCACCAGCTCAATCGGCGGTGCACCCAGCACGCCGCTGGTCTGCACGCGGTCGAACAGCCGCTCGACGAGAGGCTTCAGCTTCTCGAAGTGCAGCCGCTCCAGCACGGGGCCAAGGGCGATCAGCTTCTCTTCGCGGCGCTCACCGATCTCGGTGGCCGTGATCTGACGGCGGTCGAGCTGGCTGATCATCATGAACAGGTCAGCGTACATGCCGGACCAAATCGCGTCCTTCGAGCTCTCGATGTCCTGTACGATTGGGCCAAGCTGCGGGCTGACTTGGTACGCTGGGACCAGCCCCTTGCTTGGGTCCTGCATGAAGTTGACGCGGCCCGGCATGAGCGAGAACGCGCTGTTGCGGAGATCGCTGTGCGCGTTCATCGGTGGGCGGTTCAGGCGGCGCAGCATCTCCATGTAATCGCGGCGCTTGGCGAACAGCTCACGCACGTCCGGCAGCGTCTCCATCGCTGGCGACCGGCCATAGGTCTCATACCCGACGACATCCCAGCGGCTGGCTGAGATGGGGTTGGTGTCGTATCCGAGATCGCCCATCTGGATGTGGTTGCCGCTGTCTCCCGAGCCATCCTCCTCGGCCATGTAGTATTCGCTGGCGATCTTCTTGTTCTGGCCGTCCTGCTTGCGAGGATCACGCTCGGTGCGCGGCATGATCAGCTGCTGGACCTTCTTCGTGTCGCCAACGTCGCCGTTGTCGAAGGCCCTCTTGATCGTGTCTGGAACCTTGGACCAGTCGGGCGTGCTGCTGGGGTTGCCCCTGAACACGAACTTGCCGACGATCTGGTTGACCGTCAGGCCGAACTCTCGGTATATCGTGTCGATGGTCTGCTCCTGCGTGGAGCCCAGCCAGTAGCTGCCCGGCACGAGCTGAACAGGGCGCAGGTCGGTTGGGCCTTTGTCCTCGATCAGGCCGCACTCGCTGCCGTACACGCCAAGATCGCCGTAGCCGGTGTGCAGCATGTTGTATATGCCGGTGCGCTCGGCGAGGCGGCGCATCTCGTACTCGGCCTTGGCCAGATACTCGGTGACGTTCTTGTTCTTACGCTTGCCCGGATCGAGGGGCTGCAGCCTGAACCACGGGCGCGCCGGGCTGGTGATGCCTGCCTGCAGCCCGCTCTTCAGGATGCGCAGGGCGCGCATCGGCGTGCCGTCGATCAACGTCTGGTTCAGCTCCTTGCCTCGGTCTGTTCTCGCCTTGTTGACGGGGTCAGCCGAGAAGTTGCCACGGCGTGGCATGAAGTGCCGCTCCAGCACCTCGAAGTGCGGCTCCCAGTCAGTGCGCTGGTCCTTCAAGCTCTTGGCAATGCGCTTCATGCGCTTGGTTGGATCGTTGTACAAGGATCAGCCTCCCAAGACGGTGCCGGTGCCGCCCAGTGACACGCCTAGCCCCCTCATCGCCATGGGGATACCGCTCGGGTTCACGACAGTTGACCGCGTCGACTGCGCGCCCACAGTGGGGTTCTGCGTCGGACGGACGCGGCTAGGCGTGCGGGACAGCGCGCGCGGCGGTGGCAGCGGCGGCGGCGGCGGCGGTGACGGCATGCTGGGTGCTTTGCACATTGGCTCTCAGTCCTCGTATGGGTCGAACACTTCGTCGGCGCGGCTGTCCCTCCGGCGGGAGGATTGCCTGCTGACCGTCTCGGCTTTCAAGATCGTTGCCTTGGATGATACCTCATAGGCGAAGGTCAACGCCAGCGCGTCGGCATAGTCGGTCGAAGGCAGCTTTTTCTTCTTCATCTCCTGCTTCGATATCAGCTGGATGATGCCTCCGTTGTCCGGCTTGGTCTCAACCGAAACGAGATCATCGTACAGTCGCTGGATGCGTGGGATCGCGCCGCCGTCCATCAGCCACTGCTTAGCTTTGCCGTACATCTCGGCGCGCTTGTTGCGATAGCCGGGCGTCTCTGGCGCTGATCCGAACCAGACCAGCGTCCAGCTGCGGCCCATGGTCTTGCCTGCGCTGGCGATGCCGGTGCCGTAGCCCGCGTCGACGAACACCGCGTCGCACTCCAGACTGTCCTCGTAGTTGGCCAGCTTGGCAGCAATGAAGACGTCGTTGTCGTTCTTCTCCAGCACCTCAAGGATGTCGAACTTGAGCCCCTGCCGCATGCCGATGACGAGCAGGTCGTCGCCCTCCCATGCAGGGTCGCAGCTCAGTATCTTCGGCGCGAACTCGTACTGCTCCTTGCGCAGATGTCGACCGTACGATGCGTCGATGTACGGGGTCGGGATGAACTGCTTCTGCGACGCGGCGGGGAAGATGCCCTTGACCCTGACCTTGGCCTGATCGCTGTGCTCGCCGAACTCTTCGATAATCTGGTTCAGGAACTCCTTCGACGTGCCCTCGACGTCGCGGCTGTCGATGTTCCACGTCGTCCAGAACTTGCGGTTCTTCCTGAACGCCTCCCTGAACGCGCCGTAAGCGCTGGTCGGGTTCCCCATCAAGACAAAGATCAGCACGGTATTCTCGTCGGTCAGCGCGCCAAGGATCGTCTCGTAGATGTTCTCCGGCAGCGCGCTGGCCTCGTCGACGATCACGAGCACCAAGCGGCCCTCCGCGTGCAGTCCTGCAAACGCCTCTGGGTTGCTCTCGCTGTTGGTGATCAGGTCCGCGCGGTGCTGCTCAGGCCGCGCCTTGTAGCGGATCGACATGGCGTCGATCTGGAACAGGTCGCCGAACAGCGAGGACCTGATCCAGCTGCCGACCTCAGGTGAGGTCTTGGTGAGCAGCTGTGTCTCGGTGTTGGCCGTGATGACGATCCGTGGATCGCGCCAGCACGACAGCGCCCAAGATGTCAGCATGCCGGTGAGGGCGGACTTGCCGATCCCGTGGCCTGACGCCACCGCGATGCGCATGACGCTGTGGCGCGTGGCCGGGTCCTTCAGGTGCTTGGCGATCTCGTCCAGCACCTCGCTCTGCCACGCCCGGATGTCGCGGTCCTTGAGGTGCCCCTCGCCCCAAGGCCACGCCACCTCTGCGAACATCAGCGGATCGTACCGGCACTCGGCTGCGATCAGGCTGCGAGCTTTCCCGAAACGATCAGGCGTCATCCAGTTTGCCTGTCAGGCCCAGCGCGGCGATGGCCTTCTCAACCCGCTCCACGTGGTCGCCTGCGATCTCGATCACCTGCTTGTTTTGCCACTTGGAGGGGTCGCGGTTGCGCAGCCAGAACTCACCGGCGCGGGTGTCGGCAGGGACGTGGATGTCCTTCGACAGGGAGACCACCCCGCCGTCCTTGTCGAGGCGATCCTCGCTCATCGTACGGTCGTATCCAAGGGCTCGGTTGTAGAATGCGTTCTCGACGGCATCATCTGCCGTCGCGCGCACACGAAGTACAGCTTCAGCAAACGCTTCACTCTCCTTCCCCCATCGGTAGAACTTGTCCCGCGATATGTTCAGCGTCTCGCACATCTGCGTCACAGTCTTGGGGTTCGGGGTTTGGTCCAGCATGGCGATGACCAGAGGCGTGAGCTTCAGCTCTGGCGCGCCAGTCTTCACGCGCAGCTTGGGCTTGACGACACGGGGTTGGTCCCGCCTCGTACGCGTCTTCGGTTTTGGGTTTTTGGGCTTCATGTCGTCAAACTACCTCATCGGTCGGGGTGCTTTCAAGTGCGGAGATGCGTATTGCCAGCGCGTCACGTTCGGCCACCACGGCATAATGCACGTCGTTTCGGACGTACTGGGTCGCGGTTTGGGTGTATACCTTGGGAGCGCCAAACCAGTGTTTTTTACTTGGCAAACCCTTTAGAACCCAAACC